TCCTAGCGCCTGCATCCCCCCGCAACCCGTGTGACTCTTCGCACGTTTGGTCGCCGGGGTGCCTGCATGGGCCTGTGAGAGCCGTTCCGGCATGGTTTTGATGGTTTTGTCCCGTTGTTTTCCGGGGCTGTTACGTTTGATTCTCCGAAGTTTTGATATGTCACGAAATTAGTGTTGCGAATCGTTGGAATATATGCCATAGTAATAGCTATGGTCAACCAATGTAGGAATTGCGGCCATTTCTTCCAATCCACACCAAACCCTAGGCGTCCGAGACTGTTTTGCTCGGACAGATGCCGCAAGGCGTGGAGCCGCAAACATCAATTACCCGAAGAGCTCAAGTCGCTGCCCCGTTGGGTGCGCGCCGTCGGTAAGCGTCCGATCCAGTGTGATGGGTCGCCGGCCAGTTCGACCGACCCCGATACCTGGGCATCATATTCGGAGGTCATGCGTTCCAAAGCCGGTGACGGCTACGGTATCATGCTCGGCGATGGGCTCGCGTGCTGGGATTTCGACCATGTGGACCCCGCTGACCCGCCCGCGCAGGGGGTGGAACTGTTGTCCGAAGCGATCTATGCGGAGGTTTCGACCAGTGGACATGGTTTGCATGTGTTCGTCCGTTCGTCGGAGCCGAGTTTCCGGCGTGACGGCGTCGAGTTTTATTCGCATTCGCGGTTCATCCGCATGACGGGGAGGAGGTGGCCGAAGTGACCACGGTTATTCGCAATCAGGGCACGAGTCTCGCGGTGCGTGAGAAGCTCGCCGCCGAAGGCAAGCCCGTGCTGCTGGCGTTTTCGTGCGGCAAGGACTCTATCGCCGCGTGGCTGGCTATGCGGGACATGGGCATCGAGGTTATCCCCGCGTACCTCTACTATGTGCCCGGTTTGAGGTTCGTGGACGAGGAGCTGGACTGTTTCGAGCAGAAGTTCCAGACCCGGATCAAGCGCTATCCGCATCCGTCGCTGTACCGGTGGCTGAACAATGCGGTGTTTCAGGCTCCCGAACGGTTGAGGTTTATCGAGGCGGCGCGTTTGCCGGAGCCGTCGTATGAGCAGATGTGGGATTTCATTCGCGCCGACGTGGGCTTGGATAAGAGCACGTGGTGTGCTGATGGCGTGCGTGCGGCCGATTCGATTCAGCGTCGCGGCGCGTTCGTGCAGTACGGGTACTGGCGGCGCAACCTCAAGAAGGTCAGTCCTATCGGGGATTGGCTCAAGGGCGAGGTATTGGACTGCATTCGCGGGCATCATATCGAGCTGCCGTGTGATTATGCGTGGTTCGGGCGTTCTTTCGATGGCATCGACAAGCGTTTCACCAAGGTGCTCAAGGACAAGGCTCCGGACGATTACGCGACGCTGCTTGAATGGTTCCCTTTGTTGGAGGTGGATCATGTCAGGTGATTTCCGATTCGACTTTTCCAAGAAGTCCAAGGGCAAGAAGGCTGTGAAGCCGGTGCCGGAAAATCTGGACGAGAACGCGAAGGAGTACCGGGAGCGCGCCCGTGCGGAGCGCAAGCGGTTCGTGGATGCGACCGACACCGAGTTCTGGTTGTGCCTGTGCTTCCCCTCCCCCGCCGAGATGGCGCGGTGGCGTGAACGGTTTGGCTTCGGCGAGGAACACCGGATCTATGCGTACCGTGATATCGAGAAGCTACTCGCCCCGTACAAGCCGGCCAAGTCGTCCGCCGTGGCGTTCGGTGCCGGTGTGGGGTTCGTCGGCGGTCTCGGTTTCGCGGAGAAGACGCCCGACCCGCTCGCCGGCGTCAAGTACACCGATGATCTGGAAAAGGATTGCCTCGCCGAGCTCTCCGCTCTGCACAAGGCGCTGGTTTCGGCTCGCAGCCCGGAAAAGCTTGTCGAGCCGACCGATTCCGAACACTGGTTCGCCATCGCATTCCCCTTGCGCGACGATAAAGACTCTTTCCTCGCCGAGTACGGTCTTCGCAAGCTCGGCGACAAGTATCTGGACGGCATGGCCGTCGCTCGGAAGCTGGGAGGTGAGTTATGAGGCGAGTCCGTTACGCGAGCACCAACGATATCCGCTATACGGGGTATGGACGTCGCTCTTCCGGTTCATCCGGTGGAGGTGTATCCGCCCTGCGTGTGAGTGCGTCCCGTTCCGCGTCGCGATCGAGCGGATCGTGAACCGGTAACAATATTTTCGTTCAAGCCGTCCCTATGGGGCGGCTTTTCCATTGAAGGGAGACTTTCATGGCGCGTAAATCCCAGACCTTCAGTGAATACGCCGCCGAACGCGGTATCAAGGTCACTCCAGATTTCACCATTGACCGAAGAGGTAACTTTCACTATCCACTTAAGGACGAGGAACAATCCCGACGTCAAAGAAAAGCATTCGCCGATTACCGCAAATTGGTCAATTCCGGGGCCATCCACGATCCAACTCTTGAGCGCGCAGCAAAAGCGGGAAAACCGTGGGCGAAGAAAATCCTATCGATGAAACGGGCCAACAGCAGAACCGCTTCCCGCTCTTCCGGCTCCTGATTTTTTCCTGTCCGATTTTCGTGCTTGGAGGGAGGTGGTTGTCATGCGTCCGAGATACGTGCAGGGCGAGTTTGATTTCTCTCGTGCCGCCGGTTCCGCTCGCGCGAGTCGCTCCAGCGGCTCCTAGACATTGATTCGAGGTGATCCATTTGGCCAAGACCACGATAACGCAGCCACAGTTGCCTGACGGCATCGAGTGGCCGGAGGCGACCGTGCGATGGTGGGAGCATTTGGCTTCAACTCCAGGCGCGGACTCGTGGACGGAGGCCGACTGGGACAACCTCATGAACGCCGCCCTGATCCATGCGGATATCTGGGGTTCCGGCGATTTCGCCAGCGTGCCCATACTGAACAAGCTACTGCAGGATTACGGGGTCACGCCCGCCGCGCGCAGCCAGATCATGCCGGCGGAAGTCCAGAAGCAGGAGCGGCATACGCCGCTTGACGAGATAGCCGAACGACGGAAGCTGAGGGTGATCGAGGGTGGCAAGGCGAAGAGGCGTACAGGAACCTAGCTTCGCTCTGGTTCCCAAGCACGTGCAGTCCGAGGGAGGAGAGGCGTGCGCGCTCGCCGCCGGCTACGATATGAAGCCGGACAAGTGGCAGCGCATCGTGCTTGAGGGGTGGCTCGCCACGGATTCGAAGCTGCAATGGGCGGCGTCGGATTGCGGGTGCGCGGTGCCGCGACAGAACGGCAAGAACGCGATTCTCGAGTTCACGGAATTGTACCTTGCCGCGATCCTCGGCATGAAGATTCTGCATACGGCGCATGAGGTGAAGACCTGCCGCAAGCATTTCCTGCGTATGAAATACTATTTCGAGAACGCGCGCAAGTTCCCCGAACTGTCGGAACTGGTCACCTATATTCGAGCCACGAACGGTCAGGAGGCCATCGTGTTGAAGAACGGTGGCAGCATTGAGTTCATCGCCCGTTCGAAGAGTTCGGGCCGTGGCTTCACGGTGGACGTGCTGGTGTGCGACGAGGCGCAGGAGCTGACCGACGAGCAGATGGAGGCCATACAGCCCGCCATCAGCTCGGCACCTTCGGGCAATCCGTTGACCATCTACACGGGCACGCCGACCCCGCCGACTTCGCCGGGCACGGTGTTCGCGCGCATGCGCCGCAACGCGCATCGTGACAAGCCGCCGAAGAACCTGTGCTGGTTCGAATGGGCGGCGACCGAGATCGGCGACGTGCACGACCAGCAACGCTGGTACCGGTACAATCCATCGCTCGGCACACGACTGCTGAAGAGCGTGGTCGTTTCCGAGTCGGAGAAGATGACGCCGGACGGTTTCGCCCGCGAACGTCTCGGCTGGTGGAACGATCAGGCCGGCGCGCTGTCCGATATCGATGTTGACGAGTGGGCCAAGTGCAAGACCGACAAGCCCTGCATGGATGGCTACAACTCGTATGCGGTCAAGTTCAGCGCGGACGGCGCGAACGTCACCCTCGTGGCGTGCGTGCGCCCGCCCAGCAAGTCGGGTGAATTGCCTCACGTGGAGGTCATCGCCTCGCGCAGTATGCGCGGTGGCACCGGTTGGCTGGCCGATTGGCTGGCCGCCGAGAAGGACGGTGCGGAACGGTGGCGCAACGCCATCGGCATCGTCGTAGACGGGCGTGTTGGAGCGCCTACTCTGGTCAACAGCCTCATCGACAAGGGCGTGTCGGAAAGAGTGATCGTGGTGCCGCGCCCTTCCGACGTGGCGGACGCTTGTTCGATGCTCGAACAGGCCGTGAACGACCATGGGCTTACCCATTTCGGCCAGCCTCTGCTTGACAAGGCGGTGGGTCATGCGAAGCACAGGAAAATCGGCGACGGGTTCGGCTACGAGCCGTCCATGGAGAACATCGACGTGAGTCCCGTGGAAGCGGTGGCTCTCGCGTATTGGAACGTCAAGACTTCCAAACGTCATCCGGGAAGAAGAGCGAAGGCGGTGGCATTCTGATGCAGATTCCCAGTCTTGAAAACGTGCAGGTCGATAATCTGCCCGACGAGTGCCGAGAACCGTGGGATTTGATGATACGTCAATGGTCCCAGAAGCTCGAACGTAACCTTTTGCGCACCAAATACTACGACGGGCGCAACGAGCTTAAGAATCTGTCCATCGCCGTGCCGGACAGCATGGCGGGGATAAGCGAGGTCGTGGGCTGGCCGCAGAAATCGGTGGACGCTTTGGCCGACCGCATCGTGTTCGATGGTTTCGTCGGAGTCGGCGACGACAGCCGCGATCCGTTGGGTTTGGATTCGATTCTTTCCGACAACGACTTCGACGTGGAATTGCCGCAGGCCATCCGCAGCGCGCTCACTCACTCATGCTCGTTCCTGAACGTGCGCAGCGCGGAACCCGAGGATGGTCTGCGCTCGAAGGTGTCCGTGTCGTTCCGTAGCGCGCTCTATGAGACCGGCCTGTGGGATTACGCCCGTCGCGGCCTGTCGGCGGCGTTGTCGATAACCGATATCGACCGCTCCCAGTACGCGCAGGCGAACACCATCGTGCCTTCCGAGCTCATGCTCTACATGCCCGGCTACACGATTCGTATACGCCGCACGCAATCAGGCCGCTATCATGCGGACGATCCCCGGAACACGTACATGGATCATGTGCCCGTGTACCTGATCCCCTACCATCAGGACCTGAACCGCCCCTTTGGCCGTTCGCGCATCAGCCGCGAGGTCATGAGCATCACCGACACGGCGGTGCGCACCATGCTGCGCATGGAGGTAAGCGCCGAATTCTATTCGAGCCCGCAACGCTACCTCATCGGCGCGGACGCGCCGCCCGAGGACAAGAACGGCAAGAAGCTGACCGGCTGGGAAGCCACCATCTCGAAGATGCTCAACATCAGCCTCAACGAGGACGGCCAAGCGCCCACCATCGGCCAGTTCACGCAGATGACCATGCAGCCGCACACCGACATGCTTCGCGCCCTCGCGGCACGCATGAGCGGAGCGACCGGAGTTCCGCTCAGCCAGTTCGGCGTGATGACGGATTCCGGCCCCTCCTCGTCCGAAGCGATCATGGCGGCCGAAAGCGAGCTCGTCATCGAGGCGAAGAACGCCTGCCGCGCCATCGGCGTGCAGCTACGCAAGGCCGCGAGGGACATCGCCATCCTCAACGGCACCAGCGAGGACAGCGACGAGCTCAATCGTCTTCAGGTCAACTGGCGTGACCCCGAACGCCCATCGCAGGCCGCGCTCTCCGATGCCATCGTGAAGCAGGTGACGGCCATCCCATGGCTCGCCAACTCCGACGTGATTCTGGAAAAGCTCGGCTACACGGATTCCGACATCACACGCCTATTGGTCGACAAGCGCAAGGCCGAGACCCGCAGCGTGCTTGACTCCCTCGTGAACGGAGGCAACAAGGATGACGGACAACCAACAGCTGAATCAGCTACAGGCCAGCCAAGCCAGAGCGGTGGAACTGGCTCGCCACGATCTGGCGAAACTGTGGGAGACGCTGCAACAGCTCAGCCCCGAATGGCAGCGTGACATGCTGCTCGACTACGTGCCGCAACTGGTCGCCAAATACGGCGACCTCGCGGCACAGGCCGCCTACGAATGGTATATGCGCGTCCGTGGCGAATCGGTGCCAGAACCATGGGAGTCCGACCTATCCGACTCGTTCCCCGGCGACGGCATCGACAAGACCATACGCTGGCAGGCCGGCCACCTGTGGACCGACCCGCAGACCATGCAGGCGTATCTTGTCGGCGCGATGCAACTCTGGGTCATGTATTCGGGGCGCGAAACCATCGCACGCCTGTGCGAGCACGACCCGTCCGAACCCCGGTACGCGCGCGTGCCGAGAGGCGCGAAGACGTGCGCGTTCTGCACGATGCTCTGCTCGCGCGGCTGGGTGTACCGCAGCGAGAAGACCGCGAAATACGTCAAAGGCTCGTTCCGCCTGTTCCACGACAATTGCGACTGCCAGATCGTGCCCGAATGGGACAGGGACAAAGCTCACATCGAGGGTTATGACCCTGACCGCATGTACTCGGAATACATGCACGCCCGCAGCCTCATCGAGAACGGCGAACTGGACGACGACACCTATCGGATGATAAAGGCCACCACGAAAGGCAACCCCGAGAATCCGAACGACCCGAACACGATCACCTATGTGATGCGCCGACTCTACCCCGACCGTTACAAGGACGGCTACGGGGTTCCCCGACCGTCGCACTCGAACTGAGATTTTCCCTGACCACCCGCACGGGTGGTTTTTTATGCCCGAAACGGGCCCCAACCATAGGAGGAACCATGACCGAAGAGGCCAACGGTAACCAGCAGGCGGCATCGACCGATAACGGAGCGAAGCCGCCCGAAATCGACTACGAGGCCAAATACAAGGAGGCCATCGCCCATTCCCGCGAATGGGAGAAACGCGCCAAGGACAACAAAGCCGCCGCCGACGAGCTGCAACAGCTCAAGGAGGCCCAACTGTCCGAAGCCGAAAAGACCGCCAAACGCATCAAGGAACTCGAAGCCGCCAACGCCGCCTACGAGGCGGAGAAACAGCAGAACGAATGGAAGACGCAGGTTTCCAAGGAAACCGGCGTGCCCATCGGACTGTTGCACGGCTCCACGCTCGAAGAGATGCAGGCCAACGGCAAGGCGCTCGCCGACTACATCACCGAGAAGACCAAGCCGAACGTGCACGCCTCCTCCGAATCCAACCAGCCGCCAGCACCTTCCGGCGCTTCCGGCGATTGGCTGCGTGACCAGTACCTCCAAACCAAATAAAAACTCATCCCGATTAGAAAGGAACCATGATGGCTTCCAATGTGAACTCCATCATCACCAGCGACGATCTCGGCGGCGGACTCATCCCCACCGAATACGCCACCCAGATCATCCAGGACGCCCCGAAGTCCTCGGTGTCTCTGACCCGCATGCGCCAGGTCCGCATGAGCACCCGCACCCGCACCCAGCCGGTCCTCGACTCCAAGCCGATCGCCTACTGGGTCGGCGGCGACACGGGCCTCAAGCAGACCACCAAGCAGGCGTGGAGCGGGCTGAGCATCACCGCCGAGGAGATGGCCGCCATCGTGCCGATCCCCGAGGCTGTGATCGCGGACTCCGGCATCCCCCTGTGGAACGAGGTGCAGCCGCGACTGGCGGCCGCGCTCGGCTACAAGCTGGATCAGGCCACCCTGTTCGGCGTGGACAAACCGTCCAGCTTCCCCGACGGCATCATCCCGCAGGCCATCGCGGCGCATAACACGCTCACCCAGGGCAAGGACCTCGCCAAGGACGTGGCCACCATGGGCCAGAAGCTCGCCGAACAGGGGTTCGCCATGAACGGCTTCGCCAGCAAGCCGGGCCTCAACTGGGAGCTTATCGGCCTGCGTAACGCCAACGGCAGCCCGATCTACGTGCCCTCGCTCGCCTCCGGTGCGCCGTCCACCCTGTACGGTTTCGGCCTCAACGAGGTCGACAACGGCGCATGGGATACCACCAAGGCCGTGCTGCTCGGTGCCGACTGGTCGAACTTCGTGGTAGGCATCCGTCAGGACATCACCTACAAGCTGCTTGACCAGGCGGTTATCACGGACGACGACGGCAAGGTGATTCTGAATCTCGCCCAGCAGGATTGTGTGGCCATGCGAGTCGTGTTCCGCGTGGGCTTCCAGATCGCCAACCCGATCAACGACGTGCAGCCGGACAAGGCCAAGCGCTTCCCGGCCTACGTCATCGCGCCGGCCTCCGCCGTAGCGGCGTAGGCCACCGGAAAGTGATGGCCATGGGACTGAAGCTGCCGGCCGCAGCACGCGGCTACGGCATCATCGCATCCCGACATTAAGGAGGCCGCCATGTTCGACGACACGGGAGAAAACCCATTTGCCACGCATTTGGAATTGGCCAAACGCTGGAAGCAGATGCCGGATGACCCCGATTATGTGGATCAGCGGCTGGCCGATGCTTCGCAGTTCCTCCGCGAACAATGCCCGGGTTGGCGGAACATATCGCGGGCGACGCTTGAACGCATCGCCTGCGAGCTCGCCAAGGATGCGATCTCGTCCGACATACAGACCGAGGGCGCGGGGTTCGACACCACCGGTGCCAGCAATCTCAGCCTCACGGCGGGGAATTTCACCCAATCCATGACATTCGCGAACCCTCGCGGCGAATTCTACTTGTCCAAGGGGCAGAAGAAGGCGCTCAGGCTCACCGGTCAACGCTTCTACAGCATCGACCTGTCAAACGGGGAGGCGTCATGAGGGGCGAAACCGTGAAAGTGGTGCGCTACACGCCCACGGGCGAGACCGACCCGGGCGGCTCGCCAGTCACGAAGGTCGATATCGAATCGGTGGACAACGTGCTCGTCTCACCGGGTGCCATGTCGAATGCAACCGATTCGCTACGCCCTGACGGAGTGACCGTGGCGTTTACGTGCCTGTTCCCCCGCTCCTATGAGTTCCGCAGCCTGCGTGGGGCGAGTGTGCGCATCAATTCACATGACTACGAGGTGATCGGAGACCCGAGGCCATTGGGCGGCGGAATGAAGCCGACTGCATGGAATCTCACGGTCGAAGTCACCGACACGGAGGGATAGTGCATGAAACGGGTGAAACTGCATTATTTGGCATTCCAGGCGTACAGGCGCAACGAGGGCGCTCGCGCCGCCTTGTCGGAGGCACAGAAGATCGCGGCCCGCGCCAACTCCATGGCCGCGCCGACTCACGCGGGGCAGCCGTCGTACACGACGGAGGGCCCGCGGGCGAACGAGAAGGGCGCGACGATGCTCGTGCATACGGATAATCTCGCCGCGCGCATCGATAACGCCGTGCGCGACACGCTCGCCAAGGCGTTGGGAGGCGGCTGATGAACGCGGAGAAGCTGGTCATGGACTGGCTCAACGCGGCACCCGAACTCAAGGATTATCCCGCGAGCTTCGAGGTGCCTGCCAAATCGAGCGCCACGAACCGTATCCCGTTCGTCACTGTGGAACGCACGGGAGGTCCGGAAGGCCGGTTCGTGTCGAGACCATTGATCGCTGTGCAGGTGTGGGCCGCTTCACGCTGGGAGGCTTCGGACGTGGCACAGCGTCTCGTGCTGCCACGGTTGAAACGCATCGTTGAACTGCCCGAGGTGGCCGATTGGGACATCACCGGCCTGACCGACTTCCCCATGCCGGACGGACGGCCACGCTACCAGATACTCATCCAGCTCACCGTCAAGACCGACGAATGAGCATCATTTCCAGAAAGGGCCTAATCATGGCTAATGAAACAACAACGAAGAACGATTCCACAAACGTGTCGTTCGGCAAGTTCAAGGTCGGCGGCTACGCGTACGCGGCACCCGTCGGCACCGCATTGCCCACCGATTCTGAAAGCGAGCTCGACACCGCTTTCCAGCTCATCGGCTACCTTAGCGAGGACGGCATCAAGAACACGACCGACACCGACACCGCCGAAGTCAAGGACGCGAACGGTACGACCGTGATGAAAGTCGTCTCCAGCTACTCCGAAAGCTACCAGTTCGTGCTCATCGAGTTCCTGCGCAAGGCAGCGGCGCAGATGCGCTACGGCAACAACGCGGTGACCGGCGAGGACAAGCGCATGGTCATCAAGCATCAGATGCCCGACGATACACCGGTCTCGCTCGTGTTCGAGATCGTTGCAACCGGCAACGTGAAGGACCGTACCGTCATCGGTTCCGCAACCCGTTCCGAATTCGGCGACCGCCAGATGCATTCGAGCGACGTGCTCGGCTATGACATCACTGTGGCCGCGAACGACATGGGCGATGGTGTCACCTCCATCGAATATATCGGCATCCCAAAAGACCAGAGTCTCTGACCGTGACCGCAACGGCTCGACTAGCCAACGCTTCCCCTCGCGGATTCCTTTCTTCTCTCCTTGCCGCGAGGGGAACCCTTTTTTAACCGTCAAGGAGAGAACCGCTTTTTTATCAAGGAGAATCAGAATGTCACGCAACCGAAGCCACCGTAATACAAACGCCAACCAGATTGCCAGCCATCCACAGGACCACAAGCAGTCCAAGAATACGGTTCGACGTGTCAACGTCCGTGGAATCGATATCGGTATCGACCCGAAGGTTTTGGACGATTGGGAGTTCATGGAATCGCTCTACGACCTTCAAGCCGACCCGAAGGGCAACGCCTTGCAAATCATCCCGTTCCTACGCCGACTTCTCGGCGACTCATACGGCAAGGTCAAGAACGGATTACGAGGCGCTGACGGGCGCATCGACGGCGAAACCATGGGCACCTTCCTGACCGAGCTGTTCGAGGAGCTAGGCAAGGCTTTCCCAAACTCATGACGCTCGTGCTCCTTCTCCACCGCTGCCCCGACCAGTTGGCGGCGGACATGAGAAGAGAGTACGGGCTTGCCGTCCGAGACCTTCCGCCCATGCAGGCCGCGCTGCTGGCCGTGAATCTGCCGGATGGATCGCGTGTCTGGCAAGAACTGAACACGGCGCGCGCGTGGACGTTCGACCAGTATCTCGCCGTGCTGCGCATCGAACAGATGAACCTGTGGATGTGGGCAAACGGCGACCCGAAAAAACGCGGCCCGCAACCCCGGCCGCTGCCACGCCCCGGCCAACCCCACGCCACGCCGGAAGCAACCGGCCCGGCCACGGAAGCCGGACCAGAGAACCCCGAACCCGATGGCAACACCATCCGTCGCACGCGCACCATCAAGGCCGTGGGCATGACCGTCGAACAACTCGACCGATTCATGAACCAACGGTTCACGACCGTGAACAGCGTGAGGAACCGACCGCAGACCGGACAACCATAACCAAACAGAGGAAGGCGAAACAATGGCCTATAATCTCGCGACCGCCTACGTGCCCATCGTCCCCTCGATGAAAGGCGTGGGCAAGGCCATTGAAAAAGCGTTCGGAGACGCATCCAAAACCACCGGCAGTAAGACCGGCCAGAGCATCGGCCAGGGACTGTCTGTCGGATTCGCCGCCAAGGTCGGAGCCGTCGCCGGCATCGCCTCCAATGTGTTCGGCAAGGTCGCATCCGTGGTCACGTCAAGCCTCGGCAGCGCAATCGACCGCGCCGACCAGATGAACAACTTCCCGAAGGTCATGAAAAACCTCGGGTACAGTTCAGAGGACGCGGCCGCCTCAATCAGGAAGATCACGAACGCGCTCGACGGCCTGCCCACCACCAGCTCGGCCATGACCGGCATGGTCCAGCAGCTCGCCCCACTGACCTCGAACCTCGACGAGGCCACCGACATCGCTTTGGCGTTCAACAACGCGATGCTCGCCGGCGGCGCTTCGACCATGGAGCAGGAGAACGCGCTCACCCAGTACACGCAGATGCTCTCCGCCGGCAAGGTGGACATGCAGGCATGGCGCAGCATCCAGGCCGCCATGCCGGGCCAGCTCAACCAAGTGGCCGAGGCCATGATGGGAGCCGGCCACAACGCCAACGACCTGTACGAGGCCATGAAGGACGGCAAATACTCGTTCGACGACTTCAACAAGGCCGTCATGGACCTCAACCAGAACGGTTTCGGCAAATACGCCTCGTTCGCACAGCAGGCCAAGGACGCGACGCAGGGCATCGGCACGGCCATGGAGAACGTGAAGAACCGCGTCGCCAAGGCCGTGCAGAAGGTCATCGATGCCTTCGGAGTGGAGAACATCGCCGGCGCGATCAACAGGTTCAGCTCCCAGTTCGGCAAGGTGGGCGACGCGGCCGCCGGCATGGTCACGGACGTGAAGAAGAAGTTCTCCGAAGCGGGCAAGTGGATCACGGGCCTGTACGACAAGCTCGACAAGACCGGCGCGATAACCCGGTTCAAGGACACCATCTCCACGGCGTTCGAATCCGCGCGCAGCCGCGTCACCGAGGCGGTAGACCGCATCGCCGGGTCGTTCAAGGGCCTCGTGCCGGACGACGCGATAGTCTCCGCCATCGAGAACGTGCTCAAATACGTGGGCACGGTGTTCTCCGACCTCGCGGACTGGGTGGCCGACACCGTCGAATGGTGGAGCAAGTTCATCGCCGCACTGAAAGACACCGGGGCCGTGCAGCAGCTGGCCGGCGCGTTGGGCAGCCTGTTCGACGCTATCGGCGACGTCGCTGACGCCTTCCGTGGTGCCGGCGACATGGCCGAATCAGCGGCCGGCCGCTTCGACTCGGCCAAGGGCTCCGCGGAACTGCTGGGTGCGGTTATCAAGGTCGCGGCCGACCTCGTGCAGAAGATGGCCGACCAGCTCAAACGCGTGGCCGAATGGGTGAAAAAATTCACCGACACTCTCTCCGACAGCGACGAATTGGACACGTGGATGGACGCGCTCGAACACATATTCTCCGCGCTCGGCGACGCCCTCGACTCATTGAAACGGCTCGGCAAGGCGTTGGACGGCGGCAAGAAGTCCGCCGAAGGGGCGGGTGACGGGCTCGACACGGCCGCCGCCGCCGCGAAAGGATTCGCCGCGTACATCGGGGCGGTCGCCAATGTGGTCGAGACCGTCGCCGGAGTGTTGGACGGCATCGCGTCGGCGGTCGGCAAACTCGCCGACGGCATCGACTGGCTCAACGAGAAGTTCCCCATCCTCGGCCAGGTGATCGGATTCCTGCTCGACCCGATGGGCTCGCTGACCGACATGACCGGCAACCTGTTCAGCTTCTTCTCCGGCGACGCCGGAGCCACCGCCGTCAACGGCTTCTCTTCCACGTTCGTGGAACCGGTGAAGGCCAAGCTTGACGAAATCGGACAATGGTTCCAATCATTGCCGCAGAAGGCCATGGACGCGGGAAGCCAGTTCCTGACCAACATCGGCCAATGGCTCCAGTCGCTGCCCGGACGAATCTGGCAATGGCTGACCGGCGCGATAAGCAGCGTGCAGGCATGGGGCGGACAGATGGGGGCGGGCGCACGCAACGCCGGCAACCAGTTCCTGCAAGGTATCACCGGCACATTGCAGAGCCTGCCCGGACGCATACAAAGCCTGTTCTCCAACGCTGGCTCGTGGCTCCTCTCATCCGGCCGCAGCATCATGGACGGTCTCGCCCAAGGCATCAGGAACGGCATCAGAGCCGCCGTTGACGCCGCATCCAACGCGATGGAGGCCATCTCGAAACTGTTCCCGCACTCCCCGGCGAAGGAAGGCCCGTTCAGCGGCCACGGCTGGACCCTCTACTCCGGCCAAAGCATCATCGACGGTCTGGCCGAGGGTATGCTCCAACGCCGGGCCGGCCTCGTGGACGCCACCCGCGCCGCGATCAGCCCGGCCAGCATGGAACTCATGCATGGCATGGACACGCCACGCCCTAGCGTCGGCACAGGCACCGCGAACGGCACATACCAGAACCAGTCCGGCGAACTGCTCGGCGAACTCCTATCGGAGCTGCGCGCACTGCACGCGGATATGCCGCTGATTATGGAGAAGCTTGGCATCAAGGTGGATGGTCGTGAATTCGGAAGGGTGGTCAGGGACTATGCGCTCGCTTAGTTATGTGTGCGCCTCGACCGGTGAGACGATCCCACTGGAAGGGCCCGATACCTGGGCCCAGACGGCGGAGGGACTGCGCGGCCGCGAATGGTCGTACACCCTCGGATACCGGAGTCTGACCGGAGTAAGTCGTACGGCGCGCGAGGCCGAGCTTGACCTAACCTATGTCCGCTGCCCCGAGAAGGTGGATTGGACGCGTCGCCTGTTCGACGCGGACGTTGCCGCAGGAACGCCGGGCATGTTTGATGCTGACGGCTGGACGACTCGCGCCTACGTGGTCAAGGCGGAGCCGCAGACCATCACGCCGGTGATAATCCAGCAGAAGCTCACCGTGGTCATGCTTGACGGCATCTGGCGTAAGGCCGGGGAATCGCAGCACTTCTGGAGCGACGCGCTCACGCCCGGACTGGACCTCGACTATCCGCATGATTATCCGCATGATTATCTGGCGACCACGAGGAATGCGGTGGCCTCGAATCCCATGCCCACTGCCATGCCGTTCCAGATGGTGATATTCGGACCGGTGTCGAACCCGCAACTCACGTTGGGCGGCAACACGTACGCGCTCGACATGGACATACCCTCGGGCTCCTACGTGACCGTCACCTCGATTGCAGGCCGTCGCACCATCGTCATGACCGCCGAGAACGGCGACGAAACCAACGTGTTCGACAAGGGCCGGCGCGGAACCGGTCTCAACGGGGGCGAATACATCTTCCAGCCGATACCGGCTGGCGATTCCATCGTGCAGTGGAGCGGCTTCGGCGTCGATTTGACCGTCTATCAGGAGGAAAGCGAGCCACCATGGCGGAACTGATCGTCACCGATGCGAGCCACGTGGACCAAGCCAGCCTTGAGGACTTCACGCTCGACGCCGCGTGGGGCGCGGACGAGAACGATTTCGAACTGACCGTGGACCGGCTCATCGATGCCGGTAGCTACGTGTATTTCGACGGCGGCGAATGCGGTGGCGTCGTGGACTCCCTGAAGGACTCGCTGAAGGACGGCCGCAGCACCCTCACCTACGGCGGTCGCACGTGGCACGGCATGTTGGCGAACAAGATTTTGGAGCCTGACAAGGGCAAGGATTATCTCACCGTGAGCGGCACGGCCAGCACGGTCATCGGCTCGCTCATCAGTCGCGTCGGCCTTGACGGCGTGTTCGACGCGGTGGACTCGCCCACTGCCGGCGCGCAGACCATCAAAAGCTACCGGTTCGACCGCTACACGGACTGCTATACGGGTTTGAGGAAGATGTGCGAGGCCAACGGACTGAAACTCAGGCTCGCCTATACGTCCGGCCAGGTCAACATCTGGGCCGAACCGGTCGCGCATTACGGCGACTCGATTGATTCCGATTTGATCGATTTCGACGCGACGAGCACGTGGAGGAAGCCGAACCATCTCATCGGCCTGGGCAAGGGCGATTTGGCGGCCCGCGTGGTCGTCCACTGGTATGCGGACGCGAAAGGCAACGTCAGCCAGACCCAGTCGCTCAGGGGCGTGGACGAGATAACGCAGGTCTACGACTATTCGAATGCCGAAACCGCCGAACTGAACCAGAAGACCTGTGAGAAACTTCAGGACTTGCAGTCCGAGGGTGAGGTGAAGGTCACCGTGCATGAGGATTCGGGCATCGTGTTCGACGTTGGCGACACCGTGACCGCAAGGGATAATCTCACCGGCATCACCGTCAACGCGACTATCAGCAAGAAAATCGTCAAGGTCTCGGGCGGCGTGATGTCCGTTGACTACGAGGCCGAGTAACAAGGGAGGACACGCTATGGCGCGTATCGATAATGCGACGGTCATGCAATGCGACCGTTGCGGCAGAAACAAATGGTACAAGGACTTGGACGATCCGGATATCAAGACGTGGTACAACGTCAACCGGTTGGACTCCAGCGGCACGGTCCACGACTACCTGTTCTGCGAGCAGGACTACGCGGACTATGTGAACAAGCTCAAGGACTTTGACAACAGCTTCGACAGTTGGATGCAGAACGGAGGCAAGCAGAATGGTTGAACTCGTAACCGGACATGCGGGCAAGGCACATGCCACGGCGGAACAGGCCGCTGGTTTGAACGCCGGCATCCTCGGCTTGGACGATTATGTCCTGAACGTGCACGACAAGTTCGAAATCACGGTAGCCAGCGCGAACAAGGTGACCATCGGCACGGGCGAGCTGGTCATGCAGGGCCGTCACGTCAGCCAAGGCACGCCCGAGGACCTGATCGTCACCAACGGCTCGCAGGGGCAGAAACGCAACGACCTGATCGTATGCCGGTACACCAAGGGCTCGCAGTCGGTTGAGAGCGCGAAACTGGTGGTGGTCAGGGGCACGCCCACCACGGGCACGCCCACGGACCCGGCGTTGAACACGACCAGCCCGTTGGACGGGGGCACCACCTACGACATGCCCTTGTACCGCATCCCGCTGGACGGCATCACCATCGGCACACCAGTGCCATTGTTCAACGTGTTGAAACCGATGAGCGACGTGTGGGATTCCCTAACCCAGATGCCTGATATTGAGTCCGGTATGTTCATTGGTTCGACCAGCGTGAACGGTGCCGTATTGATCAACTGGGGCAGGCATTCCACAGCACCGTTTGCCGTGTTCGTCACCTACGCGCCAAACAACAACGACTCGGTGACGAACAATTTCACGCCACTGATTTGGTCCGTCGGCGACAGCGATTTTCAGGTACGTCTGCGAGACGACCGCAGCTATGCCTGGGGCGGAGCGCAACCGGTCCGGCTGTACTGGCTGGCAACATGGAACCGATAGCTTTCCCTAACCCAGCGTTCTACGACGTGGCGAGTACCTTACAGCAGCGACAGCATTTTGCTGACGCGCGTGGGTGATATCTGCTTCGCGGGCGGCAACGTGAAATTCAACCAGAGCGGCGAGAACAACTACACACAGGCGCGGGAGACCATACCCGTGGGGTATCGTCCAGCGGAAACGTCGAACGTTCCCATCGCCGTGTTCGGCGGCAACACCACGTTCATCCTCTACGGCGAGCATACGGGCCGTGTGGTCATGCTCGGCAACCCGAACAGCGCGTACGCGGGATGCACCGGCGTATGGAGGACCGCCGACCCGATGCCCGCCGCATAGCTTCGGGACACTGGCTCAGGCGGTTGCACTGTCTTGCAGTGACCCCACGGGTCATAGCGCGTATGAGACGGTCATGCCGAACGCGTTCGTGCCCTGCGTGCCGCCCTGATTGGCGTAGGTCATGGTTCCGTTCGCGTTTACGTTGATGGTCTTCTGGTTCGCGCCGTCGCGTCCGCCGTAGGAGAAGTTCAAGTCCATCGGGGGACGCCAGCTTTCAGGCAGGGTTCCGAAATTGCCGGTGTTCCACGAGCCGGGCGCCGACGACTTCCAGTCGATGCGCAACGTGACGAGCGAGCCGCGACGGTAGCCTTTGACGGTACCGTAAGTGGAGTTAATCAGCGTCAGCACTTCGGTCTGGGTTAGGGAATCCCGTTCAGGCTATTAGGGCTCGCTCCCAGAGGCGTTGCGCGTCTCGCAGGGCTGAGATATCCGGTTTGAGGTAGTACTTCGCGGTGGTTTTGATATCGCTGTGGCCGAGCATTTTCGACACGATGGCGATATCCGCTCCCGCCGCCAGAGTGTCCGTCGCCCATGAGTGGCGCAGGTTGCGTGCGGGCACGTGCGGCAGGCTATACCGCTTGCACCAGCCCTTGTACTGGCGTGCCACCTGTGGCGGGGTGAGCGCACCGATGAGTCGCCCTCCCTCGCGCGGCTTGAGCTCGCGCAGACGCTTGACCGCGAAGCGCGGCAACGGCAATGTGCGACGGCTCAATTCGGTCTTCGGCGGCACGACGACCTCATGGCCGCTCACCCATTGCAAACCGCGCTCGATATGCAGGACGCCTGCGCGCAGATCAATGTCACTCCACTCCAAACCGTACCCCTCTTCGGTGCGCAGGCCGCATGAGACGGCGCAGATAAGCCACGCCTCAAGCGGATGGTCGTAAAAGCCCTGCAACAGCGATCGCTGCTGACGGATGCCCAATATCACCGGCTCGTAATGCGGCTTGGCCGGCAACTGGATATCGCGTCTCGTGATATCCACGTCCAAGAGATTCCAGCGGATAGCCCGCCTCAGTATCGCGCGTAGTACGGCCCATGCCTTGCGCGCCGCGCCCGAACTGGCGAACCCGGCGAGCCACTTGTCCACCAATTCAACGCTTATCGATTCCATCTGCATTGCGCCGAACCTCGGGGCCACGTGCAACCGCCACGCCGACTCATAGCCGACACACGTGGACTCACGCAGATTCGCCGTGCAATACGGCCAAAACCGGCCGTTCCAAAACTCTCGTAACAGCATTTTCAACCTCCGAAAACCCACACGCCCGTTGGCCTATCCAACGGGGACGAACGTGTGGGTTTTCCCACCGTAAAGGAGCTTTCCAATGTCTTTGCTCGCTCACATCGTCGATTGGCTCGTGCCTTTTATCTGTGGCGGCGTGGCCACGGTTTTGGGCCTGATGTGGCGGTGGGGCAAAGCCATGGCCAACGGCCTGCGCGAGCTCCTGCTCTGCCAGTTGGAGGACCTGCGCCGCGAAATGGTCATCGAGCACGACGGAGTGGCGGACGAAGACCTCAAATCACGCAGTCAACGCCTCTACGACAGCTACCACAGCCTGGGTGGCAACGGGCACGGAACCGCTCTCAACGAGGACATCCAATCCGCGCCGATAGCGCCCCGACAATCCTGACCCACGACCGTGGTCCACAAACAAACAATATCCATCCCACAGAGAGGAGAAAACATGGTCAACAACAAGGACAAGCCGAAACCGTGGTATAAGCGGCTGCTCGCCAAGGGCACGGCACTAGCCGCCGCCGTGTGCATGATGCTGCTTCCGGCGACCGCCCACGCGGACATGCAGGGCGTGGACATGTCCAACTGGCAGTGCGGCATCGACATCGCCAACACGCAGGCGGACTTCGTGGTGGTCGGCACCACATGGGGCACCGGACAGGTCAACAACAACTGCCTCGTGTCCGGCGTGAACACCGACGCCAACCGCATGATCTACCAGGCGCAGGCATCCGGCAAGAAATTCGGCCTCTACCATTACGCCATGGGCGGCAACCCGGAAGCCGAAGCCCAATTCTTCTACCGCAACACCAGCAACTATTGGCGTCACGGCATCGTGGCGCTCGACTGGGAGATGGACGATAATCCGGCATGGGGCGATTGGGATTGGGTACGCCGCTTCATGGCGGAGTGCGAACGGCTCTCGGGCGGCGTCAAGCCGCTGCTCTACACCGGCCCCGTGGCCGGCACCATCCCCGGCGACATCCGCGCCAACTACGGTTTGTGGATCGCGCAGTACGCGAACATGAGCCCGACCGGCTATCAGGCCAACCCGTGGATGCTGGGCGCATACGGCGAGGCCATGCGCCAGTACAGCGGTACCGGCGTGGTCAACACGTGGAGTCCGATTGACCTCAACATTTTCCGTGGCGAGGCATGGCAGTGGGATTTGTACGCCAATCCCACCGGCTCCACAGCCCCGGCCCCGGCAACGCCCGCGCCCGTGCAGCCGAGCACTCCCCCGGCCGACACCAACACGGGTGGCATCAGCCACGTCATGCAGTGGGGCGAGACCATCTGGGGACTCGCCGTAGCCTACAACGCATGGCCGTTGTCCGCATGGCACACGCCTTCCGGTGATATCAACCGCTACTACGTGGGCGATGTCGTCACCTACGGCGGCGGTTCCACCACGGCCGCGCCGTCCAACGGGGTTTCCAAGACCCTCCAGTACGGCGACACCGTGTGGGATTTCGCCACCGCGCACGGTTACAGCGTCAGCCGCTGCACCGTACCCTCCGGCAACATCAACGTCTACTATGTGGGCGACGTGGTGACCTGCCGCTGAGACTCAACAGATGCCGCCACCCGCTTGACCGGGTGACGGCATCACCCCATCATCATCCCTTATTGATCGGAGCAAACATGACCGACAGCAAAAACACGACCGACACCGGCGAAACGCTTCCCGGCGTCGATGTGAGCGACTGGCCCGAGACGACCGACGTCACCCATGACGTGCCCGACTGGCTCATCCCCAGCCGCGTCTACGACATCCTCAAATGGCTCGGCCTCATCGTCCTGCCCGCACTCGCCCTGTTCGTCAACACGGTCGGCCCCGCATGGGGCTGGCCCCACGTGGACGCCATCGTGACCACGCTCAACGCGCTCGGCATCCTCGCCGGCGCACTCATCGGCGTCAGCGCCATCAAACAACGCCTTGACCTCGCCGCGTGACGAGAGGGTGCAACAATCGCGCGTGGATGTTAAAAAGCGCGTGAGAATTTGCGGATGGTCTGAAAATTGCAAACGACGGTAAAAATTTACCGCCCACGAAGTCCTAATGAAATAATTCACGACCCGTTTTAAGACTCGGCCCCGCCCGGCATTGCAGGCAGCTCGCACAGAGCTGGACTGCGGCCGGACGGGGCCGAATTTTACGTTTTACGGGGATAAAAAAACAGTGGCGGCGGAATCACGAAGACTCCGCCGCCACTTTCAATCCGTGTCGTGGACTGAACCACTTCAATCCTGTCATAGACCAAAGCAAATAAATTTCAATCCGTGTCGAAGATTGGGCTTCGAACCGCCATCCATGCGCCCATCAGCATGGCGGCGACCGGTATGATTCTACGCCTTTACTCGTCGCGACCCGCCGCCACGCCGTCATCATATGCCTCCTTCAGCAGGTCAACGATCTGCGCGAGCTGTTCGGGCGTGCAGGTATCAATGAGCGACGGCGTGAGCCTTTCCCACAGTCGTCCGAACGTGAGGGTGTTGTCCCCCCATTTCGACAGGCGTCGTACCCGCTCGCCCCGGGCGATGAAGTTCTGCTCCGTCCTCGCGAGACCGCCCATGGCCTCGCGGTTGATGACCTCGGACGGTTTGACGCGCCTGTCGTCGGGATAGGGCTCATGCTCGTCGACCACCCAGTCGCGTCCGATCTTGTGGGCGGTGCGAAAGCCCCCGCGCTGGGCGAGCTGTCTGACCGACACCGGGGCCTTGCCATGCCGCCCCGCATATTCCTTCAATGTGATCTCCGCCATTATGCTCTCCTTTATCAGCACTGCGCGTCGCGGTAGTAGTCGATCGCGCCCCGCACGCTGCCGCTGTCGCGGTTGTCGATCCACCATGAGGCGCGCGTCTCGGCCTTGGCCCCGTCGATCACCTCGCTGGCCTGCCGGCGAACGGCTTCCGGAGCGCCGACGGGAATCATGTCGGCGGCGATTTCGAGGCCGGCGATGGCCTCGCGGCGAATGGCCTCGGCCCAGGCGACCTGCTTGTCGCTGCCGACCAAGGCGGCGCAGCCGTTGTCGGCGCACCATTGGGCGGCTTCGGCCTTTTTGCAGTCGGGGCAGTCGATTGTGCCATACCATGCGGCCACGCTGTCGTGCAGCCAGTTTTTGTATGCCCTGATTATCCATGGCATTACGTTTAATTCTCTTGCTATCGCGCATTCGTCGTTGCCGTATAGGATTTCGGCAGTAACGTAGTCGGCTTGGCTTATGAGCATTCGAGCAGCCTCCACGTCTGCGCGTTGTTCTGTATATCGGTCCGAGTGTCCTCCTTTATCTTGGTGTTTCGCGTGGCTTACTTCGTGGGCAAGTACGCATCGGTATTGCGTCGGCGTGAGATTGTCCGCTATGTAGATGGTTTCAGTGCGCGCGTCATATAGACCTTGATAACCGGATTGCATCGCAGTCACTACGATTCGGGCGTACCGCCTGGCTTCCTGTTCTATGTTTATCGTCATGGCATCTCCTCGTAGGCTTCCTGTTCGGCTTCGGTGTCGCCACGTTTCGCCGCCATCTCCAAGATGTTGTTAATGGACTCCTGCGCTTGCGCCTGTTCTACGGCTTCGGCCAATACGAGCATGGGGTCGCGCCCGAGTGCCCTGGCGAGCTTGTCTATGTCGCCGGTGGTGAGTTCTGTGTCTCCGCGCATTTTGCGGAAATAGCTGGACCTTTTTAGCCCTGATTTTTTCAAAAGCTCATTAACTGTCATATGTGCGTCAAGGCGCGCGTTTTCAAGCGCCTGATTTACCTGGTCGGTGAATGCTGCCATTTTCTCGGTCATGTAATAAAAGTACCGTTTTTTGGGACTTTTTGCATTCGGCAGCCAAATTCGGGCGTGTCGCGGTCCAATATATGGCACTATGTGGACTGTGTCAAATATGAGACTCGATGAAACCTCCACCCGAATCATTCGGGCAGTGAAGGCCGAAGCCGCCCGCTGCGGCAAAGACGGAAGCAGCCTAGCCGAGGCATTGGGCCGCAACCCGAAGTACGTCTATGACCGCTTCTCCTTCAAAAAGGACTTCTCGACCCGCGACCTCGGCAAGATTGCCAAATTCCTCGGAATCACAATCCAGGACATCATTCGCTCTGCGGCATTCGATGCTCAGATTCACGCGAAGGAGGTGGCGTGATGGCCGTCCTTTCCAGTAACGACTGTCGTGAGTTCCGGGTGGCGCGCACCCCAGAGTTGGAGTCCCGTGGATACCCGTGCCTCTTCTCCGTCACCCTTGACGGACACACGATCCAGAGGGTCACCAAGAGCGGCCTGAAGGCCATGAAAGCGGAAATCAACCAAGCACTCAAGGACTCGAAATGAACACCAAGGATTACGGCCATCACTTCAGCGGCTACCGGAAGCCGGAAGCCACCGAGCCGTCCCAAGGTTTCATGAGTCGTCTCGTCTTCTGGATTCTCGTGTTCGCGGTGTGCATCGGCTGGGTGATGACCCACACGGGTTGCGCGCATCCCATCGAGAACGGGGTGGCCGCGCTCATGGGCTTCGGCTTCGTGCCGTTAAGACTGGTCGCCCTGGTGTTGAGAGAGGCGGGCGTCGAATAAGTCTTGCCGGATGGCGTGGAAAACCGTCTGGCATAGCGGAAGGAAAACCGAATAACCCTCGTGATAACTGAAAAAACAACTGACAGATACGGTGTCGGTTTTCTTGGACCGGTGGGGCGTCGGCTTTGGTCTATTCTCCGGCGTCCCGCTTCGGGCGGTGCAGGTTGCCCCCAGTCGAGATCGCGTAGGTCATGTGTGCGCGGCAAAGACCGGGACCACGGTTCGACTCCGTGGCCGTCCACGAACGCAAGTTCAAAAAAAAAGAAAGCCCCCGCTGGCACGGGGGCGAGAAGAAACTCCACTAGAAAGGATACCCCAATGAGTGCGCCGATGCCAAACCTGATGACGGTGGAACAGCTCGCCGAACATTACGGGAAGGCGAAGAAGACCATCCAGAACAAGCTCACGCGAGGCTGGGGGCCGACGCCGGTCACCGACCCCGACACCATGCAGGTACTGGGCTTCGAGGTCGAGGAGGTGGCCCGTTTTGACCGCATCAACAAGCAGACGCGCAAGCAGCGCCTCTACGCCTGAACAGGATTGGGCCAAACTCCTAAGCCGGTTCCTCACGGACACGGACATGCGCCGCATCCTCTGGGAGACCGACCGCGAAACATTCAGAATCATGCTCCTGAAATCAATCGAACGACTCATACCGACCACAAGCGTAGGAAAGAAACAATGAGCGGACACATCACGCGACTGGCTGAGCGCCTGCAACAGCAGGTCGGCGAATCGCACAACAAGCCGACCGTCAAGCAGCTCGAGGAAATGCTCACAGACGCATTGGGCGCCGAGCACCTGACCGTCGAACCAGACACGGACGAACCGGAGACGGAGACGGAGGATGACGTGCCGGAAGGCTTCGAACGCCTCGCCAGTGGACTGTTCGACCTCATCGCCGGCGCACTCGCCCCGGCGGATCATCATGACGAATACATGTCGCTGCTCGCGCTCGCCATGAAGTATTCGATTCACGTCACCGAACGCGCCATCGAAGAGGGGCAACTCGACATCGCCGATGACGCCCTGACCGCATCCAAGGCATTGTTCGAGACGTTGAAGACGGTGCACGAGGCGGCATTGGACGCGCTTGAAGAGGACGTGCAATGAGACGGGCGACCATCAACATGGCCGCGAAGGCAACAGGCATGTTCGACGTGCACCGGTTCAAGAAGGCTGGCGCAACGAAGGGGCAGCGCCATGATGAGTGGCTCGCCTTCCGCACCAAGGGCGTGGGCGGTTCGGATATGGGCACGATTCTCGGCCTCAACCCCTACAGCACGCCGTACGAGCTGTGGTTGGAGAAGACGGGCCGTCAGCAGCCGGAGGATATCAGCGGCAAGTGGGCGATCGTCAAGGGCAACGCCTTGGAGGTCGAACTGCGCCGTCGATTCCGCGCCCTGCACCCGGAATACCAGGTCATCGACGGCATCGACATCTCCCTGGTGTCCAAGACTTACCCGTTGATGCACGCCTCGCTGGACGGCTTCATCTACGACGAGGCGAGCGATTCGTGGGGCATTCTCGAGATCAAGACGGCGAACGCGAACCGTGGCCGCACCGACTGGCATGACGACACCGGCGAGCTTATCGCCCCCGCCTACTACGTGGCTCAGGTCACGCATTACATGGCCGTCACCGGATACCAGGGAGCCTATATCGCCGTACTGATTGGTCACCCGTGACGAGATGCCCGCCCTCACCGGCACGGACGTGGCCAAGGCGTACCCGGAGCCTTCGGAGGGCATCGAGGACATGAGCGACAGCACTGATCTGCGCGAGCTCATGGCCGACTACAGGCAGGCGGCCGCCGACCTCAACGCACTGAAGACACGCAAGGAGGAGCTGCAGGACTGCATCCTCACCTACATCGGAGACCACGAGGGGGTGCGCTGCGGCAACCTGCAGGCCACCTACAAGCATTCCTCACGCAAGGGCTACACGCGCGTGGTCGAACCATGGGAGGGCCGCACCTTCCGATTCAGCGAAATCAAACCGAAGAAAACCAAGTAAAGGAGAACCGATTATGGGACAGTTAGCGACACAGGCGCAGAACGTGCAGATGCAGGCCATGAACCCGCAGCGCCAGATGAAGCAGCTGCTCGAGAAGAGCTGGCCTCGCATCGCGGCGGTCATGCCGCAGGAGATGAGCGAGAAGCGCCTCTACCAGATGTACGTGAGCACCATCAACCGCGAACCCCAGCTGGCCAGCTGCTCGGTCGAATCGGTGTTGTCATGCTTCATGCGCTGCACGAGCCTCGGTCTGGAACCGTCGAACGTGAACGGGCTCGGCATGGCCTACATCCTGCCATTCGGTAACAAGAACATGCGCACCGGCCAGAAGGAGGCCATGTTCGTGCTCGGCTATCGCGGCATGATCGCGTTGGCCCGTCGTTCCGGCCAGTTGAAGAGCATTCACGCGCAGGCCGTGTACCAGGGCGACGAATTCGATTACTGGGAGGATGAGACCGGCCAGCACTTCAAGTTCCGCGCCACCCGTGGCGTGCCGCACACCGAGGCCACGCTGACCGACGTGTATGTGAACGCCCAGCTGCTGCCTGCAGGAAGCGTGTTCGTGCACATGACCAAGGAAGAAGTCGAGGCCGTCAAACGCCGCAGCCCCGCAGGCAACAAGGGCCCATGGCGCACCGACTATGAGGCCATGGCGTTGAAGACGGTGGTGCGCCGCAGCTTCAAATGGCTCCCGGTGAGCGTCGAAGCCCAGTCCGCGGCCGTCTCCGACGAGACCACGCCCGACTATTCCGAACTGTTCCGCCCCCTGCCCGACGAGACGGTGGATGATTCGCCGGTTGACGTGAGCGTGGACGAGTCCGAACAGCCGCAACAGGAAACCCAGCCCGAGGCGGAGCCTTCCGCCGTGGACGTGAAGCGTGCGGAGATGATTCGCCGCTTCCAGGCGTTGGGCGTGGCTTCGGACGCTGAGGCGTGCGAGACCATCACGAAGATTCTGAACCGTGAGGTGAAGGCCAGCGACGAACTGTCGGAGGCTGAGCTTGACAAGGTGCTGGGCCAGTTGAAGGCCAGCGTGAAGGAAGGCGAGTGACCATGGCGGGCAGGACGAGCATCATCATCCAGGGCACGGCGTGGGGCGTGCAGGAGACGAAGAACGGTAAACGGGTCCTGCGCGTCTCTGTGTCGCCGGGCTACCGTGACCGTAACGGCAACTGGGTCAGCCAGCCGGGACAGAACTATTCGGTGTGGCCTACGGGTTACGTGAACCTCAACCCCGTGTTCGACCAGATCAACCAACTTCGTCAGAATCAAGACCAGTTCGTGGACGTGACCATCGTTGGCGAGGTCAGCGGGTTCAACGGCTACCAGACCAAGCAGGGTGAATTGGCCGCGAGCTGCAACGTCAACGCCAGCGCCGTCGCCATCACCAACGTTCGGCAGAAGGGCGGCGGACAGTCTCAGGGTTACGGCGCGCAGGGCGGCTACACGCAGCAGACGCAGGGCGGATACCAGCAGTCGCAGCCACCGGCCTCCGACCCGTGGGCCAACGGCGGAAGCGACCCGGAGTTCTGACCATGTTGCACCTGTATCACGATGAGACGCCGACGGACGTGGAACCGGTCTGCGAGAGGCACGGGTGCCCGCTGTACCCGGCAAGACCGATTCCATGCCCGGAATGCGCTTTGGAAGCAGACGAGATGTACGCGGATTACGGATTGGAGAGATGATGGCGAACCCATCGAAAAGCAAAGGCACAAGCCTCGAGACGTGGACCGTGCGTTACCTCGCGTGGGCGTTGCAGGACACGCGCATCGACCGTATGCCGTTGCATGGCAACGCCGACCAGGGCGATCTGATCGGCGTCATGTTCCATGGCGAGCCGGTGTGCGTGGAATGCAAGGACACGAAGATGCCGAACTATCGCAAGCATTGGCGGGACCTCAAAGTGGAGATGGCGAACATGGACACTCCCTACGGGGTGCTCATCCAACACCGCAGGGGCGTGGGCGTGAAAAGCCTCAAGGGCATGGCCCGGCAGATGGCCGTGTTCGACATCGAAACGCTCGAACGGTTCCTCGCCTCTTACATGGGGCCCGTGTTAGGACCGGACTACCGGATTCGCCGCGAGCTCGCGAACCGGCTGCGCGGCGAATCGAGGTCGGTGCCATCCAATCCGATGCTCGTGTGGTTGCCGCTCGAATTGTTCGCGCTCCTGCTGAACGACGGGCTTACGTTGGGGCCGGATGATGGCCAGGATTAACCCGCACGACTACATCGGTGGTAGCCGTCGCACCGGTTTGCGTGGCGGCTACCACCGCAAACCCAAGACCAACGGGGACGGGGAGGGGCTGAAGTCCAGCGAGATAATCGCGGCCAGCCCCGAACTGCTGGCATTGATAGCCGAATACCAAAGAGACAAGAGAAAGGAGGCGGACTGATGGCCGGGCACGATATGGAAAAGTTCGCGAAGCTCAGCACACGCCTATGGCAGAACGAGAAAGTTCGCGTGTTTGCAATGGAGCACCCTTCCGCGTTCTCCGTGTGGACGTTCGCGATCTCGTACTGCGCTGGCGAATTAAACGACGGTGAACTGTCCCGCTTCCATTTGAAATGTCTGCTCGGCGCTTCCGATGAAGATATAGACGCACTCATCGACGCGCATCTTTTAGACGAGCATGAGGACGGCACCTTGTGGCTGCATGATTTCGTCGCAGCTCAGGGTCGTTCTCGTGCTGACGTGGAGGAGGCTAAAGCGAAGAAAGCCGAAGCCGGCCGAAAAGGTGGCGCAGCGTCCGGCAAGTCACGCAACGTGAAGCAAGACTCAAGCAAAACGAAGCAGACGCGAAGCACAAACGAAGCAGACGTGAAGCAAGACTCAAGCAAAACGAAGCCAGATACAGATACAGATACAGATACAGATACAGATACAGATACAGATAAGAATTCTTCTAACGAAGAATTCTCTCTCCCCCAAACCCCCTCGCAAGCCGAGGGGGCCGCAGAGAGCGCCGACGAGGATTACCCCATCGAGTTCGAGCAGTTCTGGGAAACCTATCCGCGCAAGACCGGCAAACGCAAGGCCTTCGAGGCTTGGCGGAAGGCGCGGAGGAAAACCAACAACACGTTCCTGCTCGCCAAGGCCAGCCTGTATGCGGCGGACCCGAACCGTGAGCCCGGCTACACGCTCACCCCGGCGAACTGGCTGGACGGCGAACACTGGGACGATGACCCGCTGCCGGCCAAACCCGAGCCGACCGCACGCCCCTCGCCATCGGCGTGGAACCGTTCGCAGGCCAACCAGGACGCGAACGCGGCACTGATAGCCCACTACGCGGCCGAGGAAGCCGCCGAAAACCAATCACGGGAAGGAGTACTGACATGCTGACGCTCAAGGAAAGCACGCTCGTGCTGGCGAAGATTCGCGTCCACCACGGCAACGCGGCCATCACCGACTTGGAGGCTCGCACGTTCCACGAGGAGCTTCGCGCGGACATGACGCTGGGAGAGGCGTTGGAGGCGGTGAAGCGCTTCTACGCGGACAACAGCACGGGTTGCTGGTGCGGTTCCGGCGATGTGAACGCCATCGTGCGCAGGATGCGCAACGAGTCGAAGCCCTCTGAGGCGCAGATAGCGCGCGAATGCGAGGCGCGGGGCCTATCTGCGGACGAGGCGTGGATGTACCGCCGCCAGCGGATGCTCGGCAACGGCCCGGAGCAGGCGCAGCAGCAGGCGTTGACCATGCGCAACCCACTCGAACTGCCCGCCGCGCAGCCGAAGTCACGTTCCACGGCCAGACGGTTCGCAGGTGCCCAGAAGCTGGGTGCTGCCTCACTCGGCTCGATTCTGAGGGGCGCGTGATGGCCGAAAAGTTCCCGACCCCGCAGGAGCGTGCGATGGCGTGGCTGTTGGAGGCCACGGAGATTGGCGGCATGAGCCGGCCGGAGACCGCGCTATACGCCTATCAGGCCGGTTTCACGGCGGCGCTCGACTTGTGCATCGAAATCGAAACACGACTCAACAAGGAGGAAACCGATGACCATGCTGCTTGATGGTCGATTGCGTGATCTCGCGACGCAGACCCACCTGCTCGAGACGAAGGTGAGCTCTCTTGGCTGGATGGCCGGCGCCGGCGCGCAGACGTTGAAATCAATGACCCGCGCCCAGGCGCATCTCATGCTCGCCGAATGCGATCTGCTGGACGCGCTCGAAGCGAACGAAAAGAAGGAGAAAAAACAATGAGCAGTGAGAAACCATTCTGGGAAGGCAAGACCTGCAAGGAGATGGCCGGACTGCACGTCAAGGCCACATGGAAGAACGGCACCATTGTTACTGGAGTGTTAGATGACACAGGAGATATTGATTTAGGCGATAACCGTTCTTTGTACACGTCACGTGTCTATGACTCTTCCTGTGATTTTGAGCCAATAGACAATATCCAATCCATCGAACTGTTGGATGACCCCGAGTATGAGCGCATCGACAACATCGAAAACGTGCAGGTGGGCGATATTGCCTGCACGACGGAGGGAAACCATTTCCGCGTCATCGATCTCAAGCCTGACCCTCTAGGCGACATGCTCCTGCGTATCCGCATCAGCGAGATAGACGGTGAGTACTGCATCGACTCCGATGATTTCGCCTACGCTTTGCGTCGGAAACCGAAGCTGCCCGACCATGACGGGTTGTGGTGGGATAAGGACAATGCCTTGTGGAGCGTCGCCATCTCCGGCCTGGACAATTCGAAGTTGGTCGCTTTGCTTATCGGTGACCCGGAATCCCCCGTCACCGGGTCTGTTTGGTCGGGCCTCAACAGCAAGCACGTGACCTCTCAAGCTCCGTTCCGTCCGGCCAAGGCGGTGGAAGCATGAACATCCACCCGATCATTGATGAACCTCCATCGTTTCCGCAAACTGTCTTACGCCTGCTCACAGGAAGCACTCATTGCTGTGACTGGTGCGAGAAACGCTGGATCAAGGTTCACCGCACTGGCCAATTGGAATGCCGAAACCGTCGATGTCCCTACTGCGGGCAATACGGATGCCCCGAGCCGAAAAACACTGGAAGAAATGCCCCGTGTGGAATCACATGACCCCGCCTGCATGACTATACCCCGTGTTGAATCGGCTCTGCGAAAGAGAGCTGCAACGAATGGCGAAGAAATCGAGGAATGATGCGTGACACGATTCTGTGCCTATGCGACCTGACCGGTGTCATGGCCCGCCCTTGGGTGGAACACGGGTATCAAGCCGTGTTGGTGGACCCGCAGCATGGTTGCGACCATGAAGACGGTGCCTACCTGAAACTGGCTTGCACCATCGAGGAAGCGTTCGACCAGATCAGCGTACTGGTCCGTTCCGGACGGCTCGCGTTCGTGGCCGGGTTCCCGCCATGTACGGATATGGCGGTGAGTGGAGCGCAATGGTTCGCCCGTAAGTACGAGGCCGACCACATGTTTCAGGCGAAGGCCGTGAGCGTTGCCGAACAATGCCGGGTGATCGGTGAAATGAGCGGCGTCCCGTACATGGTTGAGAACCCGGTGAGCGTACTCAGCCGTGTTTTTGGCAAACCCTCCCACACGTTCGACCCGTGCGACTACACGGCCTACGAGCCCTTGGACAATTACACGAAAAAAACGTGCCTTTGGACGGGGGGGGGGGGATTCCAAATGCCGCCTCGCAACCAGGACATGACTCTTCCTCCCGCTGACCGGAATCGTATCTGGTACATGAGCGGCAAGGACAGAGCCAACAACCGAAGCAAGACGCCGCTCGGCTTCGCCCGCGCGGTTTACGAAGTCAACCAAGGAAAGGCAACAGAAGAATGAGTGATTACAAGCAGCGGATGATCCGCGAACATCGAGAATTGCAGGAGCGTATCAGCAAGCTGGCGCACATGCTTGAGGGCTACGCGGAGGGCACGTTGGACTTCACGCCCGCGTGCTCCTTCCAGCTCCTTGAAAGCCAATTGTACGCGATGGGGACATACGCGAGCATCTTACAGGAGCGTGCGCGTATCGAACAGGTGGATTTGAACGCGCCTCTTGAGGGAGGTGAGTCTGGTGAGGTTTCACAGGATTAGCCCGTGTCCTCGTTGTGGGGGCAAGGTCAAGGCGAAATGGGAGCGGGACGGCGTGCAGTGGTTGCCTGAACACACGTTCTTTATCGTGATGTTCCGCTGCACTGTCTGCGGGCTCGGCTTCGAGGGAGGTTGTTCACGGAAGCCCGCCCCGTATCAGTTGCAATACAATATCGCCGCTTGGAACCGCATATGCAACGGTGATAAATGCTTCACGTTGACCTACAAGAGTCAGGAAGACGGACGATGAAGTTGGAGACCAAGGAAGAATATCTGGTCGATTCGGCTATCGAGATGCTGTATCCGACCGTCACTTTCAATTCCTATGAGGCCGCTGTGAAGCATATCCACGAGACGCCGGGCACGTGGCGAATCACAAAAATCTATCGCACCCTACCAGTCGGCGAGGAAGTCACGGAGGCAGACGATGAGCTATAAGGCGAAGATATTCACCCGCGAGGAGTTTCGAGAGGTCGTCGCAGCCGCCATCTACGACTACGAACAAGCGCCCGCGAAATGCCTCTACACGACCAAGGATGCGGCAGACCAACTCTACGGCCATTACGGCGAGGAAACCGAGGTGGAGGAATGAAACCACGAGTGTATGACGATTTGGTCCAATCCGCCGTCGAATTGAGTTGCTTCGGTACAGGCCAGTCAACCATCGAGGAAGGCCGAGCCGCCTATCAAGCATGGCTCAAGGAGCATGACCGGCAGATAGCCGAAAAAGCATGGGAAGAAGGGTATATCCAAGCCGTCAAGAACATGAATCCCATGCCCGGCGAGGAATCGCCCGAATACACGCCAAACCCATATCGAAAGGAGAACGCATGAACGAGATTCAGCTTACAGACCATTTGGTCGCGCATATCAGCGCGGGAAGCGACTACGGCCGTTATCGAGCCCAAATCTACGAGGACGGCGACTTCAGAAACTTCCTGTACGCCATGAGCCTCAAACGTCTCAAGCGCAAATGCGAGAAGTATGCGAAGCGTGAACGCAAGGCCATCGCATATGTCGCCACGCTCAAGGAGGAATCATGAGCGTAAGCAGTCTCAAACGCGAGGAAATACTCAAATGGCATCGGAGCAAAGCGGCCACGCCCGAATACACGGCGAAACTGCTCGGCGTGCCATTGGATGAGGTGCTGTACATCATCGCCCATCCTGAAACGCCCGCACCCCACAAGGATGATTTCACGCCCGAATTCATCGGACCATTGATTTGAATTCAGCGCAAAAACACTGGATTCAGCGTAAAAAAACGAAACCCTCCACCGAAAAGATGGAGGGCACGCTCACCAAGCACCATGATAGCCGGAACGTGGAGGGTTTCAAACAATGTTCATCACCACCGAACCATGCCAATACTGCGGCAACCAGCAGGTCGAGGCACCGTGGACGCTCTGCCGGAACTGCCGCCGCCAGTACGCGAAAACACTCCACCGGCTCCGCCATGACATGATGCTCCTGCAACAGGTGTCCCGTCACGCCTACAAGCTGGGCGAGCCCGGAGCGGGCGGCAAACCGCAAGGAGGGGAAGCGCCCGCGCCCATCAACCTCCACGCGCAGGACATGCTCGACCAGACCGAGGACGGCTTGCAGGACATGTGGAACGAAACCGGCGTGGAAAGCCGTCCGAGATGGCAGACCCTGCTCAGGGACTCGCCACGACGACTGCCCGACCTATGCCGCGCCAGCCGTTCGGGACGTTGGCTGACATGGCTCATCCACACCTGCGAGCGCATCGAACCGCTCGTGGACCGCAGGCCACGCACGCGCCGGATAATCGGCGTCTGCCCCGAATGCGGACGCGAGGTCATGGCCGCGAAAGGCGAATCACTGCTGCTATGCAAATGCGGCAACCCAATCGACGTGGCCGAGCTGCGCGAGCAGAGCCGAGACAAGGCCGAGGCAATCCATCTCACGAAGACACCTGCGGGCATGAGCGAATGGCTGCGTGAGAACTACGGGTACGAGGTCAGCCGCAAGCAGATCAGCAACTGGCTCAACCGCGGCAAGCTGCCCAGCAGCAAGCCGGTCGATGACGGCTACTGGGAGTTCAACATACGGGAGATTCTGGCGTTGGCGATGGGTTCCAGCGGCCGCCCGGCTTGACATAGTGTAGCCTGTGAGATACAATAAGGGTATGGAAATCAAGCAAACCGCCGAATACCGCAAGTGGTTCAAGAAACTCAGGAACCGCGAGGCGAAAGCCGCCATCCAAGCCCGGCTCGACGCCTGCAAGCTCGCCGGCAGGCCGTTCGGCGACATCAAACCCGTGGGAGGCCCGGTCAGCGAGATGCGGTTCCACATCGGAGCCGGATACCGCGTCTACTTCACCACGCGCGGCAACGTGCTCATGCTGCTGCTCGCAGGCGACGACAAAAGCACCCAGCAGACCGACATCAAACAAGCCCACGCCATACTCGACGACTACAAGGAGCAGCAATGAGCACCGAAATCACCGACTACGACACCAGCGAATACCTCGAAAACGAACAGGACATCATCGCCTACCTCAACGCCATAGCCGAATACGACGACCCCGCACTCATGCAGGCCGCACTCGGCAACGTCGCCAAGGCTCGAGGCATGACCCAGATCGCCAAGGACGCGGGCGTGGGGCGCGAAAGCCTCTACAAAAGCCTCAGCAAGGACGGAAACCCCAGCTTCCAGACCATCGCCAAGGTAATCCACGCCCTCGGCGGACGCCTCACCATCCAAGCCGCCTGAAAAAACAAAACACAGACAGGAGTAGGGTGAATCCACCCCGTGGTATACTCCGTATCAGGATAAGTATGAAAGCCTCTGGGACATACATCTCAAGGGCTTTACTCATATCCTCCGTATCTCATGGGCTGAGAGTACTCCGCCGGCAGCATCCAAAGCGCCGGTGCCAGTCAGCCCGCCACGGCTTGCGTACGGTAGAGGACTAACCGGTCACACTGGGATAGCGTGACATCCAGTAAACACTGCCACTGGATCGCGAATTCGAACCTCACCCAAGCCACCAAACACACAGGATGGGAACATGAGCAACAAGGCAGGCTCAGGCCGATACCAAAATGGAGCAGCACGCCGCAAATGCAAGGCCAGACACATCGCAGCCGAAGGACCAATACCGATCTGCCCGCTGTGCGGCAAACCCATAGACCTCACACTCAAAACACCACACCCACTCAGCTGCGAACTCGATGAGATCATCCCATACAGCCGAGGCGGATCACCAACCAGCTATGACAACACACAACTCACACACAGAATCTGCAACCAAAGAAAAAGCAACAAAATAATCGCCAACACCACAGGCCACCAAAACACAAAAAAACAACCACAAAACACCATCCCAATCAGCCGCCAATGGTAACCGGGGGCCATACCCTCCCCCTCCCATGCAAGG